AAATTTAGTATTCTTAATTAAAAATGTCCTGAGTATATCCAATTGAACTGTAGTGATATTCATTGACAAAAATGTATACAATTACCTATTTATAATGAATTCAGGAGTATCAGTAGTTGATCCAACCAATATAAAATCTAGAGCATTTTCAAGCTCAACCCAAGATGCTATCCTATCTTTTGCAAAATTATTAGTAATAGATTGCAACTTAGAGTAGCACTTAGTTGCAGTTACCAAGTCAGAATGTGTTAAAGTGTAGCCAATGTTCAAAGTCTCAATGACTGTTGGGTTTAAGTAAGTTATTGGCAATTCAAATTCAGAACTCTTTAGAGAAATGCACAATGAGTTCTGTGATGCTACTGCAGTGTACTCAACCCCAGGAGTCATGGTATAAAATATAACTGAATCTGTTTCTTTGTCCGTCTTCCTCCAACTAGTGTTAGAAAAATTATTTTCTTTAGGTAAGTTGTACCAGTAATTCGTTCTAACTTTCTTGATAGATGATATATAGTCTCTTAAATTTTTAACCCAAACTTCATTTGAAAACTCACCTGTTGCTTCTGTCTCTATCTGTCTATAAGTGATATCTTCTGAGAAGAAGAACATATGTCTATATGCAGTGCTCAATCTCCCTCCTGTGTTCTTTATGGTTGTTTGTATGACATGTAAACCTTGAGCAGATCCAGCCTTTACTCTGAAGTACTTAGTTTTAGCAAATCGAAAAAACCTATTATCACCAATATAATAATCATGTGCAAAAGTTAATTTACCAGAGATAAATGATCTAATAGTGTCTCTAGACAATACAAACTTAACTTTTGCTGAGTACCAAGTCCTAATAGTATTGACAAAAGCATCTTTGGACTTGCAATCTATCAACACAGTTTTCTCATGAGTTCCAGTATTGACTATCTCAAACATATCAGATCTAGTTAGGACCATTCTAGCAGATGATATTCCCACATAGGGTCCAGGAACCTGCTTATTATTCAAGATTGAGTTAGCAACATCTGTCTCATATTTACCTGATAATGTAATCAGCTCTTGATACCACTTAGAATAAGCGTAGGGTCTAGTTCTCTCAGGATTTAACTGTAAGTCGCCCTCAAGCACCATGCCTAAATTTTCTGCGAACTTATTGGTAATGATGTCAAGACACAGACCCTTCAAGTCGTCCACTCTATTAGGTATGGTCATTTTGGTATCACGTCTTATAAACTTATTATATAATGCGATAGCATTGTCTGCTAATACCACTGAGGTCAGTAATGCTATTGGTTTGATGGGTTCAGCTACCTCTAATGTATCATATGCAGAATGTGTTCTCCTAAATTCATTAATTAAACCAGCGGATTTCCTACCAGACATGGTTTTAATCATTGATAACATGTAAGTATCAGAATCAGATGCAGTATGGCCTCTCAACGTCACTCTCTGAATAGTAGGAGATACTTTAGTTTTCTTAAAAGTTTCAGCTTCTTGCTCAGATAGAAAATCTCTTATACTCTTTGCATCAGACAATCTCACTGCTAGTTGAGCTTCCATTATTTCAAACTCTGCATGTCTCTGACACCTACTATAAGTTAAATTTAATTCATAACCTGCATCAATTAAGGATAAATTCTTTAACTTGTCAGATAGCTCCTTATGTGATATCATAGCACCCTCCAGACCAAAAGACTTTGCGAATGGTGATTGGTCTGACATTCTCATGCAGGGTCTAGTATATGATGCCCAAGGTTCAGCCATTCTTACAAAGAAACTATTTACACCAACATTCGTCTCAAGGGTGGATACGCTAGTTGACCTAAATAGAGAGAATACAAAATCAGCTGCCAATGGAGAAGCTCTATTTAATGTTGCAAAAGACTCAGGAATGATCCACTTTGATATACCATGTCTGCGTTCAAACTGTGAAAGCTTCCTATCAGTCTTTACCAATTGAAATATGCCTAACGGTCCAGTTCCTTTAAATATTGTTAAATCCCTAGATGCAAATGTTTTCTTAACCTTTTCACTTCCAGATCGAGAAAAGTCTTCAAGAGAAACTTCTTCAGGTGGGCACAGTAAAGAATTGACCATCAATCTAGAGTAGGCTTCTGCATTCATCAAGTTTGATGATCTCTGATAGAAGTTGGCTATACCCCCTGAAATAATTGTACTTAATGGCTCTATTACAGGGAAACCTCCAAACTCCACTGGCTTATAGTAATGGTCTGACTTAGCAAAATCCCATCTGAGCCACTGTTCAGTGTGTAAAGTTAAATTGAGAATGCTCACTATAGTAGCTCCCATATAAGATCCACCACTTGCTAAGTAATTAGCTGCTGCAGATAGGGTGTTCAAATAATCCTCGATATGATTCAAACCCATTCCAACATCTAATTTAGCAATCCTTTGTTTTAAGGATGGTGTGGCCATTGTTCCTTTCTTAAAGAATATAGAATTCAACTCAGCAATGTGGAAATTGAAGGCTGACTTGGGGTTACTCCGAACAATATTGAATAAATTACCCACTCTGAGACTGGTACAGTGTATGAATTTAACAGTTGCTATCCTATCCAAGTTCTTAGGTATGTGTGATATTGATTCAGCATCATCAGAGGTTGTCAGACTCTTAATAGTCACTGTAGGGAACATCTCCATCACTGCTCTTGCGTGAGCCATAGTCTTTATAGCATGAACTACTGATGATGTTTGCTGGAAGATTCCCTGACACATTCCTTGACCTATTCTCTCCTCGAACACTTTATTCAATATCCTGGGCGACGCAAATTTGATAAAATCATTTATAGGGATAGAGTTACTATGTGTTATGTTCTTCTTTATTATCATATCTATCATGCTTTCTGGAAACTTAGCGCGTTTGTCTAACACTAAGTCGAACACTCTAACACTCAGTCTAAATAAACCTAAGTCTTTCATCAACATGGGTAGCATGACATATGAAAAGAAGTTGACATTGTGATTAGGACCCCATCTCTTTTGATCGGAATTATCATAACAGTAAGTGCCAGACTTTGTCCTATCTTTTTTGAAAGTATCAGATATAGTGTCTTCAATCACCTTATCCTTGTTAGGGTTATTTGCAATTTCCACATCCGACATTGAATTAGTTAGTTCTCTATTAATAGTTTCTATGAATAACGCACCCACTCTGAAGTTAAAGTTTAATACACTGATTTCTCTATGACCCTTCTGATCTTTTTGGACAATCCTATACCTATAGACTACAGATCCACTATTGAAATGATCAACTACACATGAAATAATCGAGAAAGTTGGTTTCTCTTCCTGAAGAGCATCCATAAGGTAAACAGACCCCAGCAAACTTTTATTTATGTGCTTAGGATCTTTACCGCTTTGCCTTACTAATTCCTCCAACACAGTGGATGCGGCTCTTATACCCTG